TAACATCGGCTTCTGCACTATGGGCATTATCCCACGCTCTATTCCAATATAATCTTGTGGCCGCCGCAAATGTGCGTTCCTCTTTTATCTTAAAAATTTTGTGTAACTTTGTTGCAAATGTTGTTGCAAACTAATGACAATAAGGTTTACAGGCTTGCAACAAAAAAATAAAAAGTTGTACTCACATTAAATTGTGCGTTCTCAAAAGGTGTACTCAAAGCGCCCGTACGTTCTTAAAAAATATTAAAAGCATGGAGCAAAGGACTGCAAAAAACACTTCACGATTGGGCAACCGATCCGACACCTTGACGACCACAAATAAACTTTTTGAGGAACTGAGCCTTTACGGGACAGAGTATATAAAAGTTTTAGTTGGTGTGTGTGCGCTGCCATTTTTTAAATGAAAACTTTAAACTAAAAACAAAACAAAACAAAATGACAAAACTAAAACTAACACGTCCAATTGTATTTTTGGATATTGAGTCCACGGGGCTCGACACACAAACCGACCGAATTGTTGAGTTATGTGTATGCAAGGTAACGCCACAAAACGAGTACATTACAAAAACGTACAGGTTTAACCCTGGCATTGAGATACCTGAGGAAGCAACTGCAATACATGGTATTACGAATGAAATGGTTAAGGATTGCCCTGCATTTAGCCAATTGGCAAAAGGGATGGTTGGGTTTATTGAGGGTTGCGATATTGCGGGTTTTAATTCAAACAATTACGATTTACCTTTGCTTTATAGTGAGTTAAACCGTGCGGGTGTTGATTGGGATTGGAAACAACACAATTTAATTGATGTTGGAAATATTTTTAAGATAAAAGAGGAACGCACATTGGCGGCGGCCACAAGATTTTATTGCAATAGAGAGTTGGATAATGCTCATAGTGCAGAGGCCGATGTTATTGCAACGGCTGAGGTGTTTTTCTCACAGTTGGAGCGATACGATGATCTTCCCGATGAGGTTGCGGCGTTGGCTCGTTTCTCAAATTACGATAAACCAATGTTGGATATGCAAAGCCGTTTCACAACCGATGAGGCTGGCGATGTTATATTAAATTTTGGTAAGCATAAGGGAGAAAAAGCAAAGTTAAACATTGGGTTTTTGGAATGGATGGTAAATAAAGCCAACTTCCCAAGGGACACAGTTGCTATTGCTCAACAAATTATTAACGGGGATTAATATGAGCGATAAAGATGATAAAATTCCAAAAGTAATTATTGTTGGATCAGGAGGTAATGAAATTGGCGCAACGTTACTTGCTAAAACGCAACAGGCTAACGGTGGCGGTGAAGTTGTGGTTTTTGAGACATTACAAGAGTTTGCAAAACAACAACAAGAGATTGAAGATGCAAATAATGTTTCACGTTTAATTAAAAGTTTTGACGCCCCAAATTTAGAACAACGGATGCTTGGTGCTGAGTTTTACAATACTAAAATGAGAAACAGCAAGCCGAGGAAAGGCAATAACAAAAAGTACGTTAAACGTAAAAAGGCTAAAAATGGAAAACGATAAAAAATTAAAAGGTATTATTACTGAGGTAAAAGCAACGCACCCCATTTTTGGTGAAATTATTTTACGACCTAAAATACTTGATTTTAATAAAGTAGGTGAAGCATTTGCATTGTTAAAAAAAGCATTGGAAAATTTAGCCCGTAAAAATAGAAAGCGTTTAACGGCAAAGAGAGCAAAACAAATGATAAAAAATTATTATGAAAATTAATTTATTAAAAGAGTTAAATAGTATTCCTGAGTGCTTAATAACAAAACAAGATTATGAAAAATTAATAAAATGTTTTCGTGTAAAAGATTTTGATATTGTTGAAGATTTAGTTGGCAGAATATTTTTTGTAAAAATTAAATTAAGGAATTATAAGTGGTATCAGTTTTTAAGAAAAAAAAGGTTTATTAATGCAATAAATTTAATTCAGAGAATTAAGCCCTCAGGTGTTAGGATTAGATTTTTTATAAATAATGAAGAAATATGGCACTATTAACCAAAGCACAGTTTGCAGATAAGATTGGCCGTCCGAGCAACTTCCTTTCCGTTTACATAACAAGGAAGGAGGTTGTTATACACTCGGGAGAAGGAAAAAAGGCTTTGATTGATGATGAACACCCTGTAAATTTTGCATTTTTAGTAAAAAAAGGCGCTCAAGAGCTCACAAAAAAGACTGAAACAGTAGAGAAAACAACGGATTCAACGGTTTATAATGCCGTTGTTGTTGAGGAATCGAGTGAAAAAAAGGATAAAAAAAAGGTTCCGAGCAACGGCAAAGATGCCAACGAGGTTTACATGAAAAATTTGGCGCTCATTCAAGAGGAAAAAGAGCGTACAAGTTTGCAAAAACAGCAAGCGGAACTTGAGAAAATCAACCTTTATAACCAAAAAATGCGTGGTGAATTGCTGCCAATTGCATTGTTTAGGCCATTGTTAGCAAGGAATAATCAGAATTTAACTACAACTTTTAAAAATACTGCCGAGGAATTGATTTCCAACATGGCAAAAAAGAAAGATTTTAGTTTGGAGGAAAGAGCCGAGTTGTCGGCTCAGTTGTTTAGTGGTATTAATAAAGCAATAACGGATGCGCACGATATGACGGTGCAAAACTTGGACACAATAATTGATGATTACAAAGAGAGTATAAAATAAAAATTAAAACTAAAAACAAAATGAAAAAAACAATTTTATCAGTATTTGCAATATTAATTTTTGCATCCTGCACAAACGACAAAGCAAAACAATTAACGCCAGTTTTTAACTACAATGTTAAAATAACAGCAACAGACACAATTCAAAATTCAATTTTACATGGTTTTGTTAAAATAGGAAACACTAAAATAAATTTAAGAAATGGATTTGATAGCACAGTTGTAATTGATACAACAATTACAGATGATGCCTCGTTAGGGTTTAGTTATAATATTTATATTTCTAAAATATCACCAAACGATATTTTAAAACTTGATACACTTAACAACATTAGTTTAATTATTACGGGAAGTAATTTAAACCACACTAAAAATGGTTCTTATTTAGTTTATTAAAAATCAATTTAACTATAAAAAAAATGAAAAATTATTTAAAACAAAACCCGAAAAAATTAATAGCACCATTATTTGTGTTGCTTGTTGGAGTTGCTGCAAACATTGCTGTTAACTATAACTTTGAAAGCTTTTTATTGAGTTTTCTAGTTGGCTATTTTACAACGATAATATTTTTATTAATGTTATTGCAGGTGTGGGGCGAATGGAAAAATATAGAGGGGTTAACAGAAACAATTAAACAATTTTTTAAATGGTAACGGCAATTATTTTTTTAGTGCTGAGCGCTATTTGTAAAGCTTGTGCGGATACTCTTGCGCACCATTATTATAAATCTATTTTCAATCAAAAAGGTTGGTCGGCTCGTTTTTGGAATCCAATTCTTTCCTCAACAGAGGCTTACATTATACCACATACAAAATATAAAGTTGATGCGTGGCATTTATTTAATAGTGGAATGATATGTTTTTTTATTGGTGCCTTGGTTATGGCTTGGCAAAATGGGGAAGCAATTTTGAATGTGTGGTGGTTTTATTTAATTGCTTTTTTAAATTTTGGCATTGGATGGAACTTGGTGTTTAACTTATTTTATAATTATATATTAATAAAGCGCAAGGAATGGAACTAACTAAAAAACAAATTGAAAATATTTTGGAATGGCTCGGAAAGAGTTATCCAGTTGATGTTGCGCCTCCTGAGAATATAGAAATAGAGGTGTTAACTTATGAGTTTAAAGTTGTAAAAACTGTATGTTATAAAGAGCACAACAAAATAAAATTTTTTGATGTTACTACAAAAAACGTATTGGCGTGGCGCCACATAAAGCATGGAAAATAAAAATGTTGATTACCGCTTAGTACAATTAACGGATCTATTAAAGGCGGGTTTAACTTTTGTATCTGATATAAAGCCGAGCGATTGGACGGAAAAAAAGGTAACAATGAAAAAGCCATTTCCTGGCGCATTTCGTTATACCAAAACGCCATACGCTCGGGAGATTATAAATCGCCTTTCCTCAACAGACCCTGCGCATACTGTGGCATTAATGAAAGGGGCTCAAATAGGTATGTCGGCAGGCGTTATAATACCTGGCATTGGTTGGATAATTGAGAACAACCCTGGCAATACTTATTTGTCGGTTGGACATCCTGACTTGGTTAAAAAGGCAATGAAAAAAGTCGATCATATAATCGACGTAACTGGTTTGCGTAAATTAATAAAACCGCAGGCGCAACGTGCAAAAAATCAGGCAACAGGTGACACCAACTCTGAAAAGGAATTCCCTGGCGGTACGTTTAGTGTCGGGAGCGCCAACAACCACAAAGCATTGCGGCAGGAGGATATTCAATTTGTATTTTTGGATGACTTTGAGGCCGTAAAAAAATCAAGTGAACAATCGGGTGACACACTCTCATTGGTTAAAACAAGGCAAGTGTCTTATTTTGGTAAATCAAAATTGTTTCTTATAAGTACACCCGAGGTTAAGTCAACCTCAAATATTGAGCCCGCATATTTATTGGGCGATCAACGTAAATATTTAATTCCGTGTCCATGCTGCGGCGTTTACATTGAAATTAAATGGAGTTATGAATGTCCCGTAACAAAAAAAATGGTTGGCATTACTTGGAAATTAGATGAGGCAAATAAATTAATTGTTGACTCAGTTGGTTACAGGTGTCAGGAGTGTTACGAGTTTTTTGATGATAAAAATAAAGACATTTGGTTAAATGAAGGTAAGTGGACGCCAACCGCAACACCGAGCCAAAAGGGATATTATAGTTACCATATTTCATCACTATACGCACCAATAGGGATGGCCGATTGGTCTTTTTGGGTTAGCGAATATTTAGTGGCCTGTCCTCCTGATGGAGAATTAGATGACGGAAAATTAAAAACTTTTTTCAACGTTTGTTTAGGTTTAACCTATGAGCCAAAAGCCGAGAAGGTTTCCTCTAAAAGGCTGCAAGGTAATACAAGAGATTACCAAGTTGGGGTTGTACCTGAGAAACAAAGTATAAAGGACGGAAATGGGCGAATTGTTATGGTAACTTGCGCCTGCGATTTAAATGGTACTTTAGAGGATGCTCGTTTAGATTATGAGGTGTTGGCATGGTCAGAAACAGGCAGCACGTACAGCGTTACACACGGAAGCATTGGAACGTTTATACCTAACCAAAGTAAAAAACAAAAAGAAGAGGATGATAGAAAACATTGGAGTTATGAGCACGAGCGGGAAAATAGTGTGTGGAATGAATTTAGGGATTTATTGGCAACACCTTGTGTGTTTGATGATGGTGTAAAAAAAATGCGAATATTTGCAACGGGTATTGATACGGGACATTGTGAGAAGGAGGCATTTCAGTTTATAGATAAATACACGGCAAAAGGCGCAGTTATATTTGGTTTAAAGGGAGATAAAGAAACTAAATACTTGCCAGAGGCATTAGATGCAAAGTGGTTTAAGGCGGGGCAAGCAAGGCGAAATTTATACATGGTGTTAGGTGGTGTTATAAAAGATACTTTAAGAAAACAAATGAAATTAAAGTGGGAGCAAAATAATGGAGAAACACAGCCAATGGGATTTTGTAATTTCCCTGAGCCAAGCGGTGGCCTTTACACTTATAAAAATTTCTTCTCTCATTACGAAAGTGAGGAAAGAAAGATTGAGAAAAATAATAAGGGAGAAATTTCAGCACGTTGGGAAAAAGTTTCGCCGACAGCACAAAACCACTTGTGGGATTGCCGTGTGTATAACATGGTGACGGCTGATATTGCGGTTAAAAATATGCTTAACGAGTTAGGTATTAAAAACGGAGTGTGGTCAGATTTTGTTTCTATTGCCTTGGGTACACAAAAATAATTGGGCTCAAATGGAAACAAAGTTGAATAAATAAATTATTTTTGAGTCACTTGATCTTCGTTTATCGTTTGATTACCTCACATTAAAGCCACCGTAAAAAGTGGCTTTTTTGTTTTGTAACGTTTTAATATATATATTAGTAACCTCTTATAAAATTAATAACTTAAAACAAAATCAAATGACAAGAGCAAAATTTAATTTATCTGTAACAAAACACGAGGACGGTTCAATGTCTATTTCTGGATCAGCAGTTACAAACGGAAGTGAAGAAAACAAAGCGTTTACGGAGTTGACGCCATGTGGAAGTTTCTCAATTTCAATTGCAAAAGATGCACCCGCTCAGGAGAATTTTTCAGAAGGTAGTGCGGAATATTATTTAGATATTACTAAGGCATAGTAATAAAAATAATAATTTAAAAAAACCCTCAAATAATTTTGAGGGTTTTTTTTTTTTGTATTACATTTACAACGTTTTGTATTTCTACCTTTCATAAGGGTTAAAGTTTAGTTTAGTTTAGCATTAAAAAGCCAATTGTGAAATTGGCTTTTTAATTTACCAAAAATGCTTAATGTGTTTTTAACTTTGCCCTCAATTTTATTATCTTTCTCAAACTTTTTTGCCGATCGAACATAATCCTCAACACCAATGTCGCCATTTTTTTGATATGCCTCAATAAGATTTTGTTTATGGTTCATTAAGGTTGGCTCTTGGTACTTAATAATAAAATTTTTATCGGGAAAATATTCATCACCTAGTTTTTTCCTATACTCTTTTGTTAAATCTTTTCCTGCAATAACTTTTTGAGCACTATGAAACATTTTTGTACCATCGGCGTTTTTAAGTTGAAATTTTGGTAATGCGGATGCAATTATTGTTAATTGATTTAATTTTTTATTTGTTATGTTTTTCATATTAGTTTATTATTTGAGCCCAAACGTAATAATAATATTTTTTAAAACATATTTTTACAAAAAAAAACTTACACATGATTTCAGATGCATTAGATGTTAACTTAATATCCGCAATTGTTGGGTACAAATTGGCAAAGGGAGATTTTTCAACCTCATCGCCAAATTTACCGCAAACTGTTTGTGTTTTTAGTGAGGCTAACACAGCCAATCAATCAAATTTAGATCTTACACCAACACAATTTACAAACGCTGTTGATGCTGCTAATAAATACGGTTATGGTTCGCCAATACACCAAATTATGAGAATTTTATTTCCTTACTCAGGTGGCGGATGTAAAGTTCCTGTTTTTGTTTATCCACAGGCTGAGCCAGCGGGTGCAGCAAGTAAAAAACTTAAAATTGTTACGACAGGTACTGCAACAGGAAATGGTCTTATTTATTTAGTTGTAAATGGCCGTAATTCAATTGATGGTGTTGCGTATGCAGTTAACATTGCAATTGGTGACACACCAACAGTTATTTCGGGTAAGATGGCAGATGCTGCAAATGCAATTCTTGGTTGCCCTGCAATTGGTTCTGTTGTTGTTGCTGATGCGGTTTTTGAAAGTAAATGGGCTGGGTTAACTGCCGATTCTATGAATATTTCTATTGATACAAATGGCTCAACAACAGGTTGTACATTTGCGATTACTAGTACTCAATCAGGACTTGGAACTCCAAGTGTTGCGGCACAATTAGCAAACTTTGGTTCTAAATGGAATACAATTGTTATTAACGGTTATGGCACACACTCGGCAACAATGACTGCGTTTGAGGGCTTTAATGGTATCCCTGACCCAATTAACCCTACTGGGCGTTATGCTGCCGATAAAATGTTACCTTTTATTTGTTTAACAGGTAGTGTTGCGGATAATGATTCTGCGACAACAGATGCAAAATTAAATGATGTTACAATTGCAATTTGCCCTGCACCACTTTCAAAAGGTATGCAATACGAGGCGGCTGCAAATATGGCAATTTTATATGGTAATAACTCAAGTAATTCGCCAGAGTTACACATATTAAACCAAGCTTATCCCGATATGCCAATCCCTGAGGATGGAAACATTGGAACGATGATGGTTTATGCAAATCGCGATGCGTATGTTAAAAAAGGAAATACAACTGTTGATATTCAATCAAATAAATACGTTGTTAAAGATTTTGTTACTACATACCACAAGGCAGGTGAAAACCCTCCGCAATTTAGATATTGCCGTGACTTAATGGTTGATTTTAACGCTCGTTACTCTTATTTGTTATTGGAAAATCGTTATGTTGTTGGAAAGGTAATTGCTTCGGATAGTGATCCTGTAACAAACAACCCTAATGTTATCCGACCTAAACAATGGAAGGCGATTTTAGCTGAAAAATATTTTAAAGACATGGTTGACCGTGCAATGTTTACTGATGCTGCTTTTTCATTAGCTAGTTTATTAGTTGGCGTTGGTGTTTCTAACCCTAACCGTTTTGAAACTTCTTTCCCTTACAAACGTACAGGCGGTGCCTTAGTAATTTCAACAACTGCCTCAGGTGGTTTCTCTTTTGGTACAGTTAACTAATTAAAAACATAATAAAAAAAACGACATGGCATATACAGGCGGCGACATAAAAGAGATTGTTGTATCTCATCCAAACGTTGGAACAGTTACATTAAAGCCAAAGGCAAACGAGGGCAACACTTATAATTTAGGTGGCTTACGTTCAGATGATGAAACAAATGGTATTACTGGGGACGGTACTGCTATTCGTAAAATGAACAACACTCGTTGGTCTGTTGAGGCCGTAATTGCTAATGATATGAACATTAACAATGAGTATGAAAAAGTTTGTCAAATGGCGGGAGACCCTCAGGAAGGAACTTGGACGTTTACTCATATTAACGGAAGTGTTTATCGTGGAACAGGTTTCCCATCTGGCGATTTAGCATTAAACGTAAACGATGCAACGTTTACTTTAAAAGCAACAGGCGGTGGAAATGGTATTGCGGGCGGATTATCTAAACAAGTTTAATAACCAATAAAAATAAATAAACGATGAGTACAGGAGACAAAGCGGCAGGGTTAGAGGTAGCCAAAGCCGAAGTTAAAAAATGGTTGGACACAAAAAGAATTGGTAACTCCGAAAGAGTCGCAAGAGAGTTTCAAATTGAGACTTTAGAAAGCGCCGTAATGGATGGGTTGTTAACTCTTAATGAGAAAAACCAATGGGAACAAAAACTTAATTTTCCTTTATCGGATGTGAGTGTTGACAAATTAACGTTTAAGGATCGCATGACGGCAAATGAAAATATTGCTGCATCGGCTAACGCAGGAGGCAACCCACAATTGGTAATGTCTTGTTTTATTTCACACTTAACAGGCGAAGCCTCAGAGTTGATTAGAAAAATGGACACGGTAGATTACAAAATTGCCTCAGCAATTGGCATTTTTTTCTACTAAACGAGGAAAGTTTAAACAATATGATTACCTCGGTAGCAGGTGAATATCCGTGGGCGGCGCCGAATGTTATCGGCGCCTTTTTTTGTGATAATCAAGATCTCTATGGGTTAGAATATTGGTATAATGAGGTAGTTAAAACAGTAAATAAAATAAAAGCAGCAAGGCCACCAACACCATAAAATACAATGCAAACATTTATAGTCCCAACAACATTTACGGCAAGCGACAAGTACTCAAAAACGCTTGATTATATGGGTGCTAAAACCAAAAGTTTTGCAAGTGGTTTGCATTCTACCGCAACAGCAAGCGAGAGTTTATTTAGAAAATTAACGCCAGGTTTAAGCGATGTAAGTAAACAATTTTTATCCGTTGCTAGTACCGCAGCAATAACGGCAGGCGTAATTGCAGGAGGCCGTTGGTCTATTGATGAGATAATGAAATACGAAGACGAGTTGGCAAACTTGCAAGCCGTTACAGGTGCGACAGATGCTCAATTTGGAGTTTTCAAAAAAAATATTAACCAAGTGGCATCCGAGACAAAAAAGAGTTCTGTCGAGGTTGCTCAGGCCTTTACAGCAATTGCAAATAACCAACCCGAGTTATTAAAAGATGCGGATGCGTTAGGTATGGTTGTAAAACAAAGTATTTTATTAGCCAAAGCAGCAAAGATTGATTTACAGCCTGCGGGCGAAGCGGTTACACAAGTATTAAATCAATATGGTAAGGGTGCAGAGTATGCCGCTAAATTAGTAAATGTTTTGGCCTCAGGTTCTGTTGCAGGTAGTTCAGAGATTAGAGATACCGCAGAGGCAATAAAACAATTTGGTACTGTTGCAGCAACTGCGGGTGTACAAATTGATGAGTCGGTTGCATTAATTGAATTGGGTTCTAAATTTGACAAAGGTGCTGAGGCAGGTGTTAAGTTTAGAAATATTTTGCTTAATATGACAGGCGCAAAAGTTTTAGATAAACTTGCGTTAAGAGATCTGAAAAAAGCAGGTGTAAACCTTGATATTGTAAGTAGTAAAACACTTCCATTAAATACACGTTTATTGGAAATGTCTAAAATAGCAAAGGACACAAATGCTATTATGCACGTATTTGGAAAAGAGAACGCCGCTATGGCTGCGGGTGTTTTAACCAATGCGGGAGCATTTGCAGAGATGCAAATGAAAGTTAACACAATTGGAGAAGCCGAGCGTATGGCTGCTAAAAATTCAGATACATTGCGAAATAAAATAGAGGAAGCAAAAGCCTCTTTTGTAACTTATTTAACATCAAGTGATAATTTAAGTTCGGGATTAAATCAAGCAAAAAGTATAATGGGATATGTGGCAACTCATATTGATGATATTGTTAGCGCTGGAATAAATTTAATTAAATTTTTTGCTTTATGGAAAGCAGCAAACGTTGCTTTAAACCTCTCAACTAAATTATTGAGTGCAACAAATACTGCGTTTTATATTGTGGACATGGTTAAGTATGTTGCAGCAACGCAAGGAATGACATTCTCAACTGCCGCATGGACGGTTGCTCAGGAGTCATTAAATGCGGCCATACTAGCAAATCCGTTAGGCGCATTTTTAATAACAATTGGTTTAGTTGCAGTTGCATTATATGGAGTGAACAAAGCAATTGAGGCATTTGATGAGCCATTAAATAAATCATTTGAACGACAAGAGCAATTACGACAAGAGGCTTTTAAAGTTCAGGATTTACGTGACAAATATTTAGGTTTAGGAAAGTCATTAAAAGAGGCTGAGGCATTAGCCTTACAGGGTTCTAAAATAACGACTATAACTCAAGCAAAAGAGGCAAGGCAAAAATTAGAATCTTTAGACCCTGAGGTAAGGCAACAGGGAGTTGATGATATGTTTCAAATTCAGCAAAAAGCAGAACGTTTCAAAAAAGGCGATATGTTTACAAAAGATATTGGTCAACGTTTTGCAAATAGTATGGATACAAAAAGTTTTGTTCCTCAACTTGCTCAAACTGAAATGGCAACATCTAAAGATTGGTTAAACATGAAGCCTTCTGTTAGTACAAAAGTTGCTCAATCAGAAAGCAATGTTAATGTTAATAATACTAATAAAAATGAATTGAAAGTTACGTTTGCAAACCCAACAGAGTTAGGCGCAAAAGTTGAGGGAGAAAATAAATCGATAAGTATGTTGCCAAATACAACATCAACAGTAACTTTACAATCTGCTAAATAATGAGTTTTGATTTAAAAATAATAGAAACGGGAAATGGAGGTGATTTTGTCAACCTTGGCAACGACCTTGAAATAACTGATACCATTTACACAATGGTTTATCTTTCATTGTTTGGTGGTAATGTTGAGGAAAGCACGGTTGAGGGGTTTGTTAACCCTCAGTCATTTGATTATTGGGCAAATAAATTAATGTTTGGAGATGATCCATCGCAGCAATTTAATTCAGAGACAGAGCGCACCTTAAATAATACACCTCTTAATACTTCTGCGGTTGATAAAATATCTGACGCTGTTAAAACTGATTTAATTTATTTAAAAAAACTTTTTAAAATAACAGTAAAAGTTACATTACCATATATTAACCAAGTAAAGATTGAAATATTTTTTGAGGGAATTGAAAACTCAAATAAATATGTTGTTGTTATTAATTTAAGAAAAGAGAACAACGGAGATTTTTCAATATTTGATTTTACAATTGATGATTTTTTAATATAATGAATAACATTCCAACACTACAACAAATAAAAAACGATATTATTGCGGACATACAAACGCAGTATGGTAATACTATATCGCCAATCGGAAAAGTATTTTTAAGAGCACAAGCGGCGGTAAGTGCTGGCAAAATTTGGTCATTATACATGGCACTTGCATTTGTTCAGAAAAACATATTTGTCGATACTGCCGACCCTGCTGAAATGGGTGGAACGTTAGATCGTTTTGGGTTTGTTAAATTGGGGCGTACACGTTACCAAGCGACTTCGGGTGTTTATAAACTACAAGTCACTGGCTCAATAGGCGCGACAATACCTGCGTCAACTACTTTTAAAAGCGATGACTCAAGTTTATCGCCTGGTTATTTATTTGTATTAGATGCGGCTTATACGTTATTATCAACAACAGATACTATTGATGTAAGAGCATTAACGGCAGGCATTGAGAGTAAATTAAATGTTGGCGATACGTTAACATCTACAACACCAATTGCGTTGGTTAATTCTTTGGCAACAGTTGGGGTAATAACAACACCGCCATTAGCGGCAGAAAGTGTTGAGGATTATAGACAAAAAATCATTGACAGTTATAGACTTGAGCCTCAGGGAGGCGCTGCAACAGATTACAGGTTATGGTCTGCCGATGCTCAAGGTGTTGAACGTGTTTATCCTTATGCAACAAGTGGTACACCATCGTCGGTTGATTTATATATTGAGGCAACTATTGCTGATTCTACAGATGGAAAAGGGACTCCATCCGCAACATTATTAACGGATGTTGAGGCTGTTGTAAATTTTAATCCAAATACAAGTTTAGCTTTAAATGAACGTGGCCGTAGGCCTTTACAGGTTGTTGTTAATTATTACCCGATTGTTATTAAAGATGTTGATATAACAATTAATTCATTTGTTGGGTTAACTCCCGCAATACAAGCCGCATTGTTAACGGCGATTACAAGTATGGTTAATAAGATACGCCCTTATGTTGATTCGGCAGATGTTGTTAGTGAGCGCAACGATACAATTGATCAAAATAAAATAATAAGTGCAATATTAAATAATCAGCCAGGGTCTAGTTTCGGAACAATTGGAATTACTGTTGATGGAAATCCCGTAACAAGTTATATGTTTGTATTAGGTTCTATCCCTAACTTAAATTCAATTACCTATGTTTGATAAATTATTAAGGTTATCCAAAATATTATTTCCGACTGGTCGAGCATTTAAAATGTTCGATGGTAGTGAATTTGAGAAATTAACTAAAGCACTTTCTAAAAGTGAGGAAAGGTTTTATAACGATTCAAAGTTTTTATTATGGGCTATATTGCCAGATAACTCAAATTTTACGGCAGATGATTGCACAGATTGGGAAAGGCGTTTAGGTTTAGTTTATAGTCCGTTATCAAGTGTTACCGATCGTAAAGCTGCAATTTTACGTAAGTTAAATGCGCCAGGGATTAACCCTGCAAAAGGTCATTATTTGAATTTAGAACGTGAATTAAATTTGGCAGGTTTTAACGTAAAGGTTTATGAAAATATACCTGTAACAGATCCATCGACGGCAGGGTGGACTATTTTAACAACTCCTGTTCAATATGGCAACGGTAATCAATATGCAACAAGTGTTCAGTATGGTGTAAATTTTAGTAATAAAATAGCAAACCATATTGATGAAAGTATGGATTTGGATTTTAATATTGGAGGTGATTATCCTTGTGTTTTTTTTATAGGTGGCGCAACGGTTGGATCAAGTGCAAACGTGCCATTAGTTAGAAAAAATGAATTTAGAGAATTAATTTTAAAAATAAAACAAGTACAGGACGTTGGGTTGTTGTACGTAAACTATATATAATTATGTCAAAAGGATTAGAAAATTTAGTTAACACATCGGCTGTAAATGCCGATTATCCATGGAAAAATATTAAAGATAATGACGGTTCTGGAAATGGAACTCCATTAGATCAAATTAGCCACGCTGATTATCATCAAACATTTAGAAAAATATTAGCTCTTGCTGGCATTACTCCAAATGGTTTGCCTGATAATGTAACTAATGGTTATCAGTATGTTGAGGCATTTAAAAAAGTATTAAAAAAATATACGGGCGTTTTAGTTATTGATGTTACAACTTCATTAAGTATTTCAGATATAGGAAAATTAATTATTGTTAGTGGCGCAACCGCAGATATAGATGTTTTTCTTCCAATAACTTCAACTATAAATGATGGGGATTGTTTTACTGTTTTTAATAATGGTGACTATAATGTTTCCGTCAGAAGAACTGTTCCTGATAGTTTTATATTAATTAACGGAAGTGCATTAGCATTAAATTTAACAAGCCCTCATGATTTCGCTGAGTTTGTTGCAGATAAAGGTAATACAGATTGGTATATACCAAAATTTAAAATAACACCAAAAGTTAAAACAGTAATAGCAAAAACAAATGGTACTACATTTTCAGAGGTTGGGTCTTTAGCAACTGCAATATTCTTATTTCAAACAGAGATAAAAGATGTTTATAATACTTATGATTCATCAATAGGAAAATTTATTCCTAATGTTGCTGGGTGGTATGAGGTTAATGTTAATGCTTTATTTAATATTGCCGCTTCTATTTCAAACTATACTATTGAAATGGCGTTATATAAAAACGGTGTTTTTTTAATTATGTTACATACTTCTTATCCGTATAATGGAGCATCTGAAATATTAAAAATGGATGGTGATTATATTTTTGAGGCTAATGGTACAACTGATTATTTTGAGATTAGATTAAATACATATAATCCCCAAACATGGGGAATGAAAGGTAATATTTCTTATAAGTTTATAGAAGGATAATGTTATTAAATATAGACACGACAAATATTTCAGAGCACGCACAACGGTTAGTTGACATTAACCGCTCTGCACTTCCTGTGTCTATACGTGGAACACTTAATGATGCGGTATATGATGTTAAGACACGCACCATGCCAAAAAGTGCTCAGGTATTTAAAAAGCGTCAAAATAATTTTTTTAAAGCTAATAGCAAATTTGATAAAGCAACAGGGTTTAATATTAATAGCATGAAAGCAACTGTTGGTTTTTACGAAAATAAATTAGTTCATGCCAATACAAATTATGCAGTAAAAGAGTTGGAGGAACAAGAGCATGGCGGCGTTATAGAGCATAAAGCTTTTATTGCGATGAAGCCTGCAAGGGTTGGTAATAAAATGGTTCGAGCAAATGCAAGGTTAGCCGCAATTAAAGATAAAATTGTAAAGACCTCAAAAGTAGGAAGAGGAAAAGGCGGTAAATTAATAAGCGTTAAAAGTAAAAAGCAACAGTTTATCCGTGCTGCTTTTTTTGCTGAAAAAAAATATGGTAAATCTGCGTTTGTTTTAGGAGGCCGTTCCTCAGGTGGCGGAAAAACATTATCTTTAATAAATGAGATTCGAGGAAGTGGTCGTTACACAAAAAATAAATATAATTTAGAGATAACACGCACCCCATTATATAGTGTTAAAAAAGGTAGGGCGGTAAGTGTTAACCCAACTAATTTTATGAAACGTGCAAGTTTAGAAACAGGGTTACAAATAAATAAATTTTTTATTGCTCAGGCAGAAAAACAATTTAATAAATTGAGGAAGTAAAATGAGTTGGATAACTAAAATAAAAAATGGGTTAACTATAACAACGGGAGATGGTAAAAAATTCAAACCGTTTTATATAGATGCTACTGCAAATAAAAATATTGAGTATAATAATACTTTATTTGATTTTGTTAACTTACCTGGCACTTTAGCAGATAGGCGTTTGCCAAAAGGGGCAAGGTATAATTTAGAGTTTGGATTTCAGGGTTTAAATCATTTAGATGACGCTCAATCATTTGTTGAGTCTGCGGCAAATACAAAATATTGGACTTTGCAACACCCTCAATATGGCGTGTTGTATGTGCAGCCATTTAGTTTAAATCAGGATAATAGTGATTTAAACATTAGTAAATTTACAATCCCAATAATTGAAACAATTATTGATGATGTGGCTAAAACAAAAATTGATCCCGTTGATGATATTGCTGTAAAAAAAGAGTTAATTGATGCAATTAGTGCGGAGGCTGTAACAGAGGAATTAACGGAGGCAGATAAAATATCGGTTAAAAATACAAACCTTAAAAATTTTAATTTAAGTGTTCCGATAATTAAATTACCAAAAGAATTTCAGCAAATAATGAACGCATTTAGTGCCGCCAACTCTGCAATTGATTCTGTTACTGCAAACGCAACAATTGCAATGGCTGCTGCAACAAGTTTAATAACTGCGCCTGCAAAATTTACGGCTAATGTTCAAACTAGAATAAATGATTTTAAAAGTCAGTTTATTGCACTACAAGGAACAATTGTTGGTGTTACTAGCGTTAGCTCAAAACAAGTTTATCAGCACTTAGGCGCAAGTATTTTGTCATCAATGTGTTTAACTGCATCTTTGCCAGGTAATGGCGATTATACAAACGCAAAAAGAGTTTCAGAGATAGTTGATTCTATTAACGAAACATACAGATCGTATTTATTAGATTTAGATTCATTACAATCTCTTAACGGAGGAAACCCGTTAAGTTATTTGCCAAATTATCAAGTGGTTGTTGCGTTAAACGATATTATAAATACAACAATATCATATTTGTATAACGAGGCAATTGGATCGAGAAAAGAAAGGTCTATTATTTGTGAATACGATACTAGTATTATATTATTAGCACACAGGTTTTACGGTTTGGATCCAAATGATAAAAATATTGCTGAGTTGATTGAGAATAATAATTTGTCAATTGATGAGTATATATTAATAAAAAAAGGAAGAAAAATTGTTTACTATATTTAGCAAATGGATTTAAAAATAAGTCATAGGTTAGCGGTGCCTCAAAAATTTGAGCATTATAACAAAGTAAATATTGTATTAAAACACGATTCAGTTGGTAGTGTTTTCTCTTTTGACATTCGTTTTGATCCTCAAGACCAAAGGCAAGCAGAATTATTTGCCACCTCTCATTATCACGAGGCAATTGTTTCGCATAATGGCGAAACTTTAATAACAGGCTTTATTATAAATCAAAAATTTAAGTCCTCAGCAAAAAAACACCCAACAACTTTGGCAGGGTATTCAAAGCCTGGCACTTTAGAGGATTGCGATGTGCCTCCTGAGTTGTACCCATTGCAGGTTGATGGGTTAACACTTAAAGAGATTGCGGAAAGAATTTGCGCACCATACAGAATAAACGTGGTAGTTGATTCAAGTGTTTCAAGTTTAGTAAATAAATCTATTAGCAGCACAACACTTGATGAGTCCTCTAATATTAAAGAGATTTTGACAAAGTTGGCAACCCAACGTAAAATAATTGTTACACATAATGAGTTTGGCGATTTATTATTTACAAAGGCTAACACAATGGGTAAAGCTTTATTTAATGTTAATGAGGGATTAATTGGTTATGACATGGACTTGGTTTTTGATGGCCAAAAATTACACAGTCACATAACAGTTATGAAAGAGGCAGATTCGGAGGGTGGTAATGCGGGAGAAATAACAATTAAAAATCCTTACGTCCCTGTTGCATATACATACAGGCATAAAGTTTATAAGCAAACCTCAGGTGATGATGTTACTTTGAGTGAGTTTGCGAGACAATGTTTACAGGCTGAGTTAAAATCGGCTATAAGATTAATTGTTAAAACAAATACTTGGACGGTTGATGGAAAAATAATTAGGCCTAATAATACGATTACGGCCGAAGACCCTGAGTTATACTTATACAAAAAAACAACATGGTTTATTGAGGAAGTAAATTTTGAGGGTACAGAGGAAAAACAAATTACAACATTAAACTGTGTATTACCTTGCGTTTATGATGATAGTGAGATTGAGAATATTTTTATAAATGCGCACGAGAATTTCCCTCGTTATAATTTTAGTAAAAACAATACCCAAAAATCAACTTTTAAATTATGATAAATTTAGTTAAAGTTATATCAACTGAAATAAAAAACTCAAAGTTATTTGTTAAGATTTTAAGGTACGGCAGAAGCGATATTCAAACGCCTAAGCAGGTTTCTCCTTATGGCGTAGACAGTAACCCCGTAAAAGACATGGTTGCTGTATATGCAAAATGTGGATCGGATAACAACAACGTTATTATTGGGTACATAAATAAAAACTCAATTGCTAAGGTTGGCGAACTGCGCTTGTTTAGTACGGATGCGGATGGTGCTGAAAAGTTTTATTATTATTTGAAAGATGATGGTACAACTGAGATTGGCGGTAACTCAAATTTTGCCGTTAAGTACAATGAATTAAAATCGGAATACGATAAAACAAAAAATTATTTAACAACACTTAAAACGGCCACAGGTGCAGTTGCAACGGCTCTTGATAGTTTGGTGCCTGGCACAAGCGCCGCATTTAATGCCGCTATGGCAAGTCAGGTTGTTGGGGATTTTTCTCAAACTAAAAACGCAAAAATAAAAACTATTGGTTAATTAAAAATAAAACTTAACTTTGTTAAAATGGTAGTATATACAAGCGCATACGAATACATACATAAAACTTCTGATTTATTAACTCAAATTAATAAAATTAAAGAAGTTATTTCCGCATTAACACAGGCAATGTTAGATGGGGCACCAACAGGAAATATACTTGAGTACTCTCTTGACACGGGTCAGAGTAAAATAAAAACAATTTACAAAAGTTCAACAGCAATAGTTGACCAAATTGCTGCACTCGAGAAACTTTGTGATATTTATATTGTAAAATATAATAAAATAAATAACGGAAGTATTGTACGCCTTGTTGATTCTAAAAACTTAAAAGGATTTTGTTAAGCAATGAATAAATTAGAACAATTTTTTAATTGGGCTGCTAAAAAAGCGGCAAGTAAAGAGCCCGAGCAAAAGGCATTTTTTAGACCTGACAGAAGTAACAGAGGTTACGTAAATTATCAATCTTATTCATTTGATGGTGCAAAAAACTTGGGGGAAGCTGGGCCAATTATAGATTGGCATTTGGATAAAGATGGTTTAAGGCTGCGTTCATGGCAATCTTATATTGAGAGTGAAGTAACTCAAACCATTATAACAAAACTTTTAACTTGGGTAATTACAGGAGGTTTGAAATTAAATAGCGAGCCCGCAAAGGGAGTTTTGGAAAGTGAGGGTATAAAATTTGATCCATTAGAGTTTTCAAAACAAGCCGAACAGCGCTTTAATTTATTTAAAGAATCTGAAAATAGTGATTATGCAGGTATGACAAACCTTGACACGATTGCAAATGAGGCTGTGTTAAACGCATTTGTTGGCGGGGATTGTTTGGTAATATTAAGGTATGATAAAACAAAGGGAGTTAATGTTCAGATAGTAGATGGGGCACACGTTAGAACGCCAATTGCTATGTCTTACAGCATACAGGAAAACGGCGTTTGCATACGTGATGGAATTGAGATGGATACCAAGGGCAAGCATATTGCTTATTGGATTGTAAATGAGAAAAATGAGCCCGAGCGTGTTGAGGCATTTGGTAAAAAGTCAGGTTTGAGAATGGCATTCCTTTTTAAAATGAATGGTTACAGACTTGATGAGCACAGAGGTATGCCGTTAATTTCGGTTGTGTTGGAGAAACTTAAAAAGATGGAGCGTTACGAAAGCGCAACATTGGCAAGTGCTGAGGAAAGGGCTAAAATTGCATATTTTATACACAATACAAAACAGGCAACAGGCGAAAGCGTTTTGGCGGCTCAGTATGCAAAAGCCTCTGCGTTTGATGATAAAGATGATGTTCCTATAACAGATGATGGAAAAACATTAGCAAATACAATTGCCGTTTCAACAAATAAACAGGTATTTAATATGCCGTTGGATTCTGAGTTAAAAGCATTAGAGAGCGACGTTGAATTAAATTACAAAGACTTTTATACAACAAACATTATTGCCGTGTGCGCCGCTATTGGTATGCCGTACCAAGTTGCTTTCTCTTTATATGAGGGCAATTATAGTGCAAGCCGTGCAGCGTTAAAGGATTGGGAAAACACAATTAAAATTTTACGCAAAAAAATACAAGTTGGTTTTTATCAACACATTTATAATTTTTGGTTAGAGGTTGAAATATTAAATAGTAAAATTGATGCGCCTGGTTATTTTATGGCAAGGATGAAAGATAATACTATGGTTATAAATGCGTACAGGAAAGCCCGTTTTGTTGGCGTTAACGTGCCGCATATTGATCCATTAAAAGAGGTTGCAGCAATGAGGTTGGCGTTAGGTAATAATGCGGATGGAATGCCATTGATGACATTAGAGAATGCAACGGAGTTACTTAATCAAAGTGAGAGCGAAGAAAATATGTTACGTTTTTCTGAGGAAATAAAAAAGGCCGCAAAACTTGGGATTAAAAGTGAGCCCGTGCAACCTGTGCAAGCGGGAGCCGTAAAGGTTGTTAATAATAACAATAAAGATGGTAAAAAGAAACCCGCAAAAAAAACCAGTTAATTTTTTTTAACTCTTAGGTTAGCGGGATATTTATCTTTTATATTTAATAATTCTTTTTTTATGAATTGTGATACTTTCCTGTAACCCAAATTATCACTAATTGCATCTAACTCATTATATAGCGCCTCACTTACGCCCGTAACTTTTATTGTTTTACCTCTGTTATATTTTGAGTTACATTCAATATTGTTTTTAATTAAAAAAACATTGTTGGATGAAATGTTTAAAATTTTACCAATGTTTTTTTGTGATTTACCCTCAAGTAATAAAACAAAAACTCTTGCTTTTATTTCCTCGGTTACTGTTGCGTATTTTTTTGCCATAATATATTTGAGCCCAAATATAACAAAATATTTTATTTTAATTTATTTTTACAAGCACAATGCCAAAATCAATTTTAATATACGGACAATTCGGACAAGGTTTAGCGACTGAGTTTATTAACTCAATCGATGAGTTGTTAGAGGAAAATCCAGGTGCTGAGATTGAGGTTCCTATTAACTCAAATGGTGGTGAGGTTGATTATGGTTGGGGAATGATTCATAAGTTTCAGCAATTTCCAAATAAAAAATCTATAATTAATCATGGCAAGGCTTTTTCTATGGCCTTGTATTTTAATTGTTATACAGATGATACAAGTTGTTTGGATGTTACTGAATTTTTATTGCACCGTGCTGCGTACTCTGAATGGGTTGAGAACGACCCTGAATTATTTAACGAGGATCGTCGCAAGTCTTTAACTCAAATGAATAATAAGTTACGTGCTGCATTTGAGGCAAAAGTTGACGTTGAAAAGTTTTTGGCGTTAAAGGTGATGAAAGATAAAAATTACACACTTGATGATATTTACTCTTTAGATAACCGAATTGACATTCGCTTTACTGCCAAAGAGGCAAAAGCAATTGGCTTGGTAAAAAGCATTGTAACAATTACACCAAAAATTCAATCACAAATTGAGGCAAACTTTAAGGTTGCCGCTCAATATAACGAGTTTTCAAAAAGCGATAATCAAAATAAAAATAAACCTTTAATAAAAAATAAAATGACAAAAGCAGAATTAAAAGCCGCACACCCTGAGTTATACGCTGAGATTTTCAACGAAGGAGTTACCGCAGGTGTTACAACAGAGAAAGACCGTGTTGAGGCAATTATGGAGTTTGCAGAGGTTGACCCTGAACTTGTTAAAACAGTTATTGCAAGCGGAAAAGATTTAACCAAGGCACAAACTAATAATTTGTTGTTAAAGGCTGTTAAAGGCTCTAAGGTTGATGATATTGCGGCAGATGGAAAAAATGCTATTGTTACAGGTGCAGTAAAAACACCTGAGCAATTAAAAGCAGAAGAGGAAAAAGCGGCAGAGGATAAATTCATGTCTGATGTAAAAGCAGGCGTTTAATAAATAAAAAAAAGTATTAACAAAATAATTGAAATAAAATGACACCAAGCAGCTCAATAGCAGTACAAACAAACAGCCAATTAACTGTAACGTTTGATACATCAAAAACATTCATTAGAAATAATGATTATAAAAGTGCCGATTATACAAATAATAGCGGTGCGGCTATCACTTTAAATGGTGGCGCATTAATGGGGCGTATTGCTGCAACAGGCAAGGTTGTTCCTTTATCAAGCGCATCGACTGACGGTAGCCAATACCCTGTTGGTATTTTAGCAACTGATTATTTAGTTGAGAATGGTGCAACTGTAAATGTGCGTTTTTGCAATAAAGGTTCCGTTGTTAAATCAAAAGTATTATTTTCAGTTGGCGATTCAATGACAACAGTTATTGAGGATAAAACTCTTGAGGATCGTATTGCCTCTGATACTGCTGGCATATTATTAATTGAGTCAACTGAAAATACAGAGTACGACAACGCATAATAATTAATTAAAAAAATCACAAACACAAAAAATAAAAAATAAAATGGGACTTATACCAGCATCACAAGCAAGACGATTATTTAAGCAAGAAACTGTTGCTTTCTTTTCTGACAGACGACCTGTACAGGGATTTTTCCGTAGTTTTTTCAAACAGATTGAAACTGCATCCCGTTTTATCTCTATTGAGGTAGAGCGTGAAAATGAATCTGTTGCTGTTGATGTGTTACGTAGCACAGGAGGAAACAGAAATAGTTGGGATCGTAAAACTCAAAAAGTTTATGACCCTGCGGCATACGATGAATTTTTTGACGCAACTGAATTAGATTGTTATGATGATTTATTTGGCGTTGACTCTAATGGCAACATTAGTTCTGTTAATTTTGGAAAATTCTTAGAGCAAGCAAACAGTAAAATGGAGGGCTTATTTAACAAGATTGACCGTGCTTATGAAATACAAGCAATGCAAGCGTTAGTAAATGGTATTGTTGTTTTGAAAAATGGCGATAATATTGATTACAAACGTAAGGCCGCTTCATTGGTTGCATATAACGTCGCTCATGATTGGAGTGTAGCAACTGTTGATCCTAACGATAAAATTAAAGAGGGTTGTGATTTTATTAATGATACGGGTAAAGTTACAAGTAATGTATTTAACGTTATTATGGCGGGTGATGTTTATCAAGCTTATATAAATAATCCAAAAGTTCAGGCACGTTCTTTACAAGTGCAATGGGGAATGGATGCGTTAGTACCTGCTCAAAAAGACGCAGAGGGTAAAGTTTATCACGGAATGATAACTGTTGATAATTATAACTTACGTATTTGGACGGCAAATGGCTCTTATAAACACCCTGATACAGGAGTGCAGACACGTTATATGCCTTCTAAAAAAATACTTATTTTACCTGAGTTAACAAATAACGTATTAACTTATGGTTTAGTACCTCAGTTAGCAAAGGATGGTGTTCCAGTTAAAAAAGGCAAGTTTGTTACTTATGAGTACCCTGATGAGCGTAACGCAACGCACGAAATGGGTGTTAAGTCTTGCGGGTTGGCGGTGCCTGTTGCAATTGATCAAGCATATACCGCACAAGTATTATCATAAAATTAAAAAATTAATCGGGGGTTAATAGCCCCCACTTTAAAACATAAAAAACAACCATGAAAAAAATTATCATTTTATTAGCTTGCACTTTAACGTTTAGCGTTTTATCTGCACAATCTGATTCAACACGTTTTAAAACTAAAACAACCGAGAGCAACACTTATCGTGTGTTAACTCTAAGTTCAACAACTGTTACGCCTGTAACTGCAACTGTTACAATTCCAGCATTAACAAAATTTACTAATTACGTTGCCGTTGCGACAACCTCATTGAGCCCAACATTTACCGCTAATGTTTCGAGTTCTTACTATGGCGACCAGATGAATTTATTTGTTAAGGCTAATGCGACAGGAACTAGAACAATAACATTAGGCACCAATTTAATTGGTACGGCCACAACGCAAACAGTTGCTGCATCTAAAAAAGCATTATTTACGTTTATTTTTGACGGATCTAAATGGGTTGAAACTGCAAGGTGCGTTGAACCATAATAATTAATTAGTATTAATTTTAATTTATATAACAATGAGCAAAAATATTATTTATGTATGTGCTGTTTTACAGTTACAAGGACTTAGAAAAAAACCATTTGAGTCAGGTGAAGTTGTAGTTGCGGAGAATTTTCCTGCTGGACACTTTGAGAAATTAATTGCAAGCGGCCATATTACACCAAAAGAGGTTGATACAACTGAGGCGGACAAAGCCGCAGCAGAGGCAGCAGCGTTAGCAGAAAAAGAGGCCGCAGATAAAGCAGCGGCAGAGGCAGAGGCAGCAGCGTTAGAGCTTGCAGAGGGAAAAGGAAAACCAAAAAAATAAAACTTTCACAATAAAACAACAAAAGGGCTATTAATTAAAATTTGATAGCCCTTTTTTTAGCAAATGGGGTTAATAGATCAAATAAAAAAAGTTTCCGAACTTGTTACAATGAACGGCGGTGGTGATGGTTGGGGCGTTAGTCAAAATTGGACTAGTCCAACAGGCCAACAAGTAACCATTGTTGGTTTGCACGTTAAACACCACATGGGGTTTGATGCTGATGGAAATGTTGTTAACTCAAAAACTGCAAGCGTTACGTTTAGCGAAAAGGCAATGATTGATGCAGCTTATAGCATTAGGGTTAACAGCGAAGTGAATTTAGATAAACATAAAGTGTCTGTAAAAGATAGCACGGGAAACATTTATAACTATATGGTTAAAACATGGCTTCCAGATGAAACATTGGGTTTAATAACCTGTATATTATCAGCGTATGAGTAGAATTAATCATATAATACAGCCACGGGCGTTTGAGTACATACGTGACCGTATTGGAAGTATATTAGCGGATGAGTTAAATAATCAATTTACAACTTTTGGCGTACCTGAGGCAAAAACAATTGTTACTGTTGAGGGCGACAAGGTAGTAGACAGCACCGAGATGTCAACTGTATTAGTTGCATTAAGTAAAGTGCCATTTGATAACGCTCATGCGGGAGAAGCAAGAGGAAGGCATTCATTTAACGTTGATTGTTTTAGTAGAGCAAAGTCAACAGATGCCGTCGATGGCGCCATATTGGCCTCATTTAAAGCACAACGGTTAATTGGTTTATGTTATGCTATTTTAAAAGATGCAGCATACGACACGTTAGGTTATGCGCCAGGCTTTATACAAAATGTTACAATAACTAATATTGGAGTTGGCGATCCAAGCGATAAAGATGCAATGTGTACTGTAATGGCTAGAATGGTTATTGAGGTAACGGCAAACGAGACAACGCAATTATTTACACCAACTTTAATAACTGGCTATCAAACAACAATACTTGTTGGAGGTAGTACAACGGCAGGATATCAATATAATCCTTTAACAACAGCATAATGGCAGCAAAAAATAAAGTAAATATTACTTCGGATATAGTAGCAGAAATTAGGTCGGGAAATAGCGACACAACGGCATTGGGTTTAAGAACTATTTTATATGAAATTTTAGATTCTTATGCTAATGTAAAAGATGGGGGATTATTATATGAAACGGCTGTTGGTTATAACGGCTTGCTAACATTAACAGACCCTAAAAGTTTTGTTTATAAACAATGGGTTGAAGATTACGTTTCAAGTAATGTGGGTTTGCCTTTTGTATTAGCAAATAATAACAAAACAGGTGAAAATATTATTCTTAGCGACGATAGCAATTCTGTTGTAGCAATTTTAAATGGAGAAATATCATTATCATATACAGGAACAACAATAACCTCATCTCTTGTATTAAACGAGGGTTTTGGTGGCTTGTACAACTCTATTGGTGGTTTTATGACTTCTGATTACCCAACCACTTACCCAAATATTTTTCAAGTTACTACCGCCGAAAATATAATTAAGCATGGTGCTAGAAATAAATTTAGTTCATCTGAAAATTTATTTGATGTTGGTGGCATTTATTTTGTTTCAAACATTGGAATTGACACAACTGTAACTGCGGGTTCAGATGTATTAAATATTGGCGCAACAAATGCTAACGTGATTAATTATGGTAATGCATCTACTATACATAATTTTTTAGGAACTGCGATTTATGAATTGCAGGTTAATAGTTATGTTACTGATAAATTAATTACTTTAAATTATGGAGGATCAACTTCAAGTGGCATTGGAGTTGGTTTTGAAATTGAAGAAAATAATACTATTACAGGTTTTTTTAAAACAAATGCCGCACGTAATGGGTATAGTATGCAAACGCCAGCTATAAACCATACTGCTAATTTATTACTTGACTTATTAACGTCTGACAAAACATTTAGTTTTCCTGATAATGGTGGTACATTAGCAATAGAGCCTTATGTTGATGCTAAAGTTGGAGATATTATAGTTGATGGTGTTACTAATGTTGCACCTAGTCAGAATGCAGTATTTGATGCTTTAGCCTTGAAAGCTGATATAGGATTAGGAACCACACCTCTTGAACCTGTAATTTCACAAATAAATACCCCCGTAGGAAGTCCAGCGACAGGTGATAGATATTTAGTAGGAACGGCACCAACTGGCGCCTTTGTTGGTAGTTCAAATAAAATTGCGATTTGGGGGGGGGCTTCATATTCTTATATTACGCCAATAACTAACAATACTATTTATGTAACTGCGACATTAACAACATTAAAATATGATGGCTCTGGTTGGGTAGCTTTTCAAGGCACCGCAATACTTCAAAATGGAAATTCTTTAGGTGTATCTTTAAACATTGGAACAAATGATAACTTTGACGTAAACTTAAAAAGGAATAATGTTACACAGTGGAGCATAAATTCATCTGGTTGGTTAGTAAGAACAGTAGGAGGAAAATCAACTTCATTAAATGATGGTTTTGCAAATTTTACAGATAGCTCAACTGCTGGAACTCCAGGAATACAAGCTATTCAAACTACTACCTTAAATAGGTTTGCTCAATTTTTAAGAGTTGGGTCTACTGGTGTTGGAAATTTTACAGGAACTAGCATTGCAAGTAACGATTGCTTACTTGTAAGTAATGGAGGAACAAGTGCAAATCCTTACCCCGTGTTTACTAGGGGTTCTATTTTATATAATATTTCAGGGCATACGGCTACAAATATAGGAACAAGGTTAGATACTGTTGGGTTAAGGGTAGGCGCTTTAAATACACTACATACATCAAATACAAATGTTTTTGATGTTAGAGGTAAATTTCACCACGATACAAATGACAACGTTGTTGTTGGTTCTGCCGCATTAGCTACAACGGCAACAGATGGATTCTTTTATATACCAACTTGCGCAGGAATACCAACGGGAGTTCCAACGGCAAAAACAGGGCGTGTTCCGATGATGTATGATTCAACTAATAACAAGTTTTATATATATAATGGTGCATGGAAATCTGTTGCTTTAATTTAGTATATTAAATAATAATAATTATATTTATAAAAAAAACAAAATGGCGAAAACTCAAGCAAAAACAGATTTAGAAAAAGCAAAAGAATTAATTGCTAAAACAGAAAAAGAAAATGCGGATAAGTGTATTGAAATATATAATACAGCTTTAAAACAAATTAATGAATTAGGTTTTACTTTTGTTCCTGCTGGTGAATTTATGGGCGATAAGGCTTTAACAAAAATGGTTTTAATTAAAAAATAATAGTACTTTAATTTTATGGCTGAAAAACAGGCTATTAGTTCAAATTTTTATATGCAAGTGCTAACAATAGGAAGCATTGCGGTAAGTTCAATTTTTGGTTTTAGGTACATGGTTACAGAGATGAAAGATGCTGCACGTAATGAAATAAAACCAATTGTTGAGCGTGTAATTATATTAGAGGAAGCCTGTAAAACACATGGAATTTTAATTGCTGATAATTCCGAGCAAGTTCGAGCGGTTACGGTTAGTTTAAATAACTTTTTAGATTATTATACTAGAATGTACCATAAAGAATTTTTAAGGCCTTACGATGTAACTCAAACAACAGAATACTATAAACGTAAACGTAAATGAAAAACGAATTACATATTATCCAAAAAAGAAATTTATTTAGTAACACCACAACAATAAGTGATGTTGAGATTGATGGTAATTTTATTTGTTATTTTTTAGAAGATAAAGACCGTGGATTAAACAATTCTATGGAATTATCGCAAGTTGAAAAAATAAAAGTAAAAAAAGAAACCTGCATTGGTTATGGTAGTTACGAAATCGATATTACGTTATCTGAACGTTTTGGTATTTGGTTGCCATTATTATTAAATACAGTTGGTTTCGGTGGCATTAGACAGCACAAGGGGAATTTTGCTGGCGACACAGAGGGATGTCAATTGCCAGGAAATAAAAAAGGTGTTGATGCTGTTAGTAATTCGACTGGCGCTTTTTATAAATTATTATTTATTTATTTAAATCACTTAACTCTTAATACGGCAATTGCTCAACAATTAGTTGAGTTACATAAAAAAGGCATTTCAGGATCAAAAAAGTTTGGGGAATTATTTACAAAAAATAGAGTTGCAGGTCAAAAAATATTCATAACAATAACAAAATAAAAAATGGGTTGGACAAAAGATATCTGGGACAGTTTTAAAAACAATACCGATGGTTTAAGTGGCCGTAAATTGGCAGCATTTTGGTCAATTACCATTGTTGCAACCTGTGTAACAATGGGAATTGTTTACATGGTTTATAAAAGAAACGAAAATGATGTTTTAATTTATTTGCTTTATGCTTTATTCGCATGGTTAATTTTTGGATCTGTATGTTTGGGACTTGTGACAATACCTGAGTTAATTAAGTTTTTAGCAGAGTTAAAAAATGGAAAACCAAAAGATGATAAAAATGAGCCAAATAGTTAAATATACGTTAATATTAATTGCAGGGCTTATCTTAGGCGCATTATTGTTTTCGCAATGTAATGTGAGCCAACAACAACAACAATCCGAGGTTGGCACCGAGTTAAAAAAGCAATACGAGGGGTTACAAAGTGAATACCTTAAATTGCAAGGTAGTAACGAGAAAATAAACAATGAATTAAAATTACAAGTTGTTAAAACAGAAGAGGCAAACAATAAACTTGCTATTGAGCATAAAAAATATGTTGCCGCCTATACAAAAGGGCGTGGGGCTATTATAAACAACCCTAACAACGATTCGTTGCATTTGGCGGCTTACGATACACTAAACGCAAATTGTGAGCGTGTACAGGCACGGGATAAAAACGTGTTAGATCAATGCAATTATTTAACGGGTATTATGCAAAAAAAAATAAATAACCAAGATAGCACAATAACAAACGGAAATGGAGTTATTGCCTTGGATAAAATAGCAATTGCATCAACTCGGGACAGTTTGGCAACTGCTAAATCAGAGATAAGAGGTAACAAAAAAAAGGTTGTTAAAGCCTTTTTTATAGGCGTGGGCGTTGGTGTTGCTGCAAGGGAGGCTGTCAATGTTGGGATTAAACTCTTTGGTAAATAAACCCTTAATCCACCAATAAAATATAACCCTTTTTTAATAAGAGGGTTATTTTTTTTGCCTCTAATAATCAACAACTTACATTTATTTTGCGGCAACTTGTGGCAAAATGTGTTGAGGTATAAAAATAAGTAGTATATTTGTGTATAATTTAAAACTTACCACATGAAAAACATAAAGCACAACTCAAACGTAAGACACGCTATTTCTGAGGCGTTAAGTAAAAAAGAGCAAAAAAAACTTTGGCAGCACGTAGAAAACAGAATGAATAAAAAATTTACTAATAAATAAGCCATGAAAAAAAACATATTTATAGTTGGCCTATTAGTAACATTATTTTTTATTATTGTTTTTTGTTTTACTCAACACCAAACAATATTATTACTTGAGGGCAAAGTAAAAAACGATTCAATATCAATACAATCATATAAAGGATTCATAAACCCAAACCAATAAAAATGGCAACAACAAAGGAAAAAAAGACAAGGAATGAAATAAGAATAACCGATGTCCCTGACAAGTTATTTAAAAAAATTAGTGATAATGCCGACAAAGCAAAGCGCTCAAATGGTGCTGAGGTATTGCTATTTTTAGAGTCAAAAAAATACAAATAACTAAATAATAAATAAAAAACAACCTATGGAACTAACAGGATTATTACACGTTGTGTACGATACGCAAAAAGTATCGGAGAAATACCAAAAAAGAGATGTGGTATTAAAAACAGATTTTGACTCTCAATGGCCTCAATTTGTGAGTTTGCAATTCTCACAAGACAAATGCAACGCATTAAATGATTTTAGAGCGGGCGACTTTGTTAAAATTCAATTTAACGTAAAAGGGCGTGAATGGAATAGCCCTCAAGGCATTAAGTATTTTAATACTTTGGAGGCTTGGTCTATATCTTTAATCCCTAAACGTGACGGAGAAACAACTACAACCGACACGAAAACACCTGCGGCACAACAAAACAACGCTAACGCAATGCAAGAGAATACGGCTGCGCCTGTTTTTAACTCAAGTATTAGCGATAAAGATGATTTACCTTTTTAATTTATAAAAAACATGGAACAAAATAACAGTTTAATTCTCTTAAATGAGAACGTACCAACATTAACACAGTTGTTGTTGGTTAATATGCCAGAGGGAACGACAGAGTTACAGGCAAAACGTAAGGCAATGCGTGAAATTATGAATATTGAAGCAATATTCTCTTTAAAACCTGAGTTGGCCGCTTGCGATCCAACAAGTATTTTATTAGCAGTTAAACAATGTGTTGGCGACAACCTTACATTGGCACCCTCTGCGGGCTTGGTTTACTTATACCCTCAAAAAGTACAGGTTGGGACTGATCCTGGCACCAATGCCAAAATTTACAAGCAAGTATTGGTTTATGACCCAACTGCCGAGGGTCGCATTTCAATTGCTCGTCAATCGGGTTCTATTTTACACCATAAACGTCCTGAGTGTAAATTCGATTTTGAAGGAAAAGTTGAGTCGGTTAGTTTTGCTTATTTAGTACCAACTAAGGCGGGTAACTTTTGGGAAACTGTTACGTTTACAAACTCTGATTTCGAGAAATGGAAACAAAAATCAGCCGCTAAATTTGGAGGTAATGCCAATGGTAATTATACAAGTTGGAAAGGTGGTATTGACCCCGAGTTTGCAGGCAGTAAAGCAATACGCCATGCGCTTAAAAAATTGGGTACAAATAAAAATGAGGAACGCACATACCAACACCAAGAGTTTCAACATGTTTTTGCTGAGTTAAAAACATTTGATGCAAATTTACAACTTGATGTTCATAAGGCACAACCTGCATTACCTGAGGCGGTAGAAAAAACCGAAACAGTTCACAACGCTGTTGTTATTGAGAAACCGAAAGAATTAAGTATTAACCCTGATAATTTATAAAAAAATGAACACAAACGATAAACAAAATTTGCCTGCTACAAATACGCCCGAGTTTGAGGCCTCGGTCGTAATAGCAGAAAAGCGCAATAATTGGGCTAATTTAGGCGAACGTACTCATAACCTAGGTATTGAGTTAGTGAGTACGGCAAACAAGATAAAGGCAGGGTTAGCAATGCCCTCTGACACCTCTCAAATTAACGCAACAGAGGCTGCCTTAAAAATCGCAAAACAGGAAACCGTTAAATTGATTGAAACCCGTAAGTCTGTAACCAATTTGGTTAATATAGCATTTTCAAAATTAATGGCACCTGAGAAAGATTTGTCAGATGTTTATATTCCAAGTATTGAGAAAAAACTAATTGAGTTAAAACGAGAGAAAAAAACAGCTGACGATCTTGAGCAAGCAAAAACGGATGAGAAAACACGTTTAAAAACAGAGGCTATTAAATACATTAATGATTACGATTTATTATTCAAACAAGAGATTAATAAAAAAGTAACAGGCGCAATTGAGTATGCGCTAGGAATGGGAAACATTACAGCCGAGGGGTTGGATGAGTACCTTAAAACTGTACGCAATGTATTTAAGCCAATTCAATTTGTTACACCAATTCAAAAAGCTGTTTTAAAAAATGTAACGCCTGAAGAATTTTTGGCTATTTGGGAAGAGGTTAAGCCTCAAATAAAAGAGCCTATTTTTTATGTTGGTGCTGAGACAAGTTTGTTTGAAATGGAGGTTGCAAAAACTTTTGAGTTTTACGATGCAGCTTTATTAAATAAGGCCGCAGCATTAGAGCAATCAAAAAACGCAGCAGCAAAAAACGATGAGGAATTAAAAAAACAAAACGCCTCATCAAATGTTGCTGCCTCAATGCAAGGCATGGCAACGGCAACGGCAACTGTTAAAAACGATACTAGGGCGTTAAAACAAAAATACGACTTGGACATGGTTTCAGATAAGGCAAATAGTTTATTAATTATGGCCTCATTTGGTGCCAACATTGACAAGACGGAACAATACGTTAAAGCGGATTGGTTTAATTTATCAGTTAAGCAAATGGGCGCAGCGTTAGTTGCAATTAAAAATGCAGATAACAAAGTTGAGTTTACAGGTATTAAGTTTAAATTAATTGATAAATTATAGGCCATGCAAAAAGAGTTAATTAAAATTGATGAAAGAGCGGGATATCCAATGTACTGCCAAGCAAGTGCGGTGGATAAAAATAATGAGGTAATAATTGAGTTTGTTGTTGATGGCGACAAGACGGTTATTGTGCCAGGGCAACATGAAATTGCGTGCAGTTTTTTAAGGCTCTTAAAAATTGATGTTTTGGAGGTGTTAGAGGAACGCACGGCAAGAGGACAGCACAATATCCAAAACCCTATTTATTATAAAGTTAGAGGCTTAGTTTTAAGTAAAATGTAAGTATGATAACTTTTAATAATGTACGAGAATATAAAGATATACCCTTTGAGCAATACACACGGCTCAAAGGGTTTTCACACAGTTTTTTAAAATCAGAGATTAACGGTGTGCAACCTGAGTTTATAATGAATGACAAAATTCGTTTGGGTTCAATGGTTGATGCTTTTTTAACGCAACCTGAGGCGGTAGATTTTAAAAGCCCTTTATTTGAGCAAGCCCGAGCAATTGCAAGTGAGATAAAAAAACATTTTGCATTCGCATTGCCATTGCTTGAACCTCAATTAAGTTACACGGCTGATATGGTTTACCAAGGTTTAACGATGCCTGTTTGTGGCAGGTTGGATTGGTTGTTGAGAGGCCACGCCGATATTGATTTAAAGGTAACTAATGTTAAAACAGATGCGCAATTTAAAGCGATCATCGACCACATGGGTTACAATAACCAACAATGGAATTACGCACGCATGGCGGGAGTTAAAAAGGCTTATATTTTACCGTACTCAGTACCTTTAAAAAAGTGTTTGGGGTTGGTTGAGGTGCCTGTTGGTGATAGTAATGTTTTTTGGGTTGATAAAATTAAACGTTTTGGTTCCGTAATATGATTGAGTTAAGACAATACCAAGTTAACGGCGTACAACTTGCGTCCGAGGGTTTCAGGCAACACAAGCGCCAAATATTTGTATTACCAACAGGAGGCGGGAAAACGGTTATATTTAGCGATATAGCATACAAGGCAGTCAACAAAGGAAAAACAGTATTGGTGTTAACAGACCGTGTTGAGTTATTTAAACAAGCAAGCACGGCGTTAGGACGAAATAATATACCTATTTGTAAAATAAATGCCGATAGTAAAATATTGCATAAGGATGCAAAACTTTTTGTTGGTATGGTTGAAACTGTTGCAAGGCGGTTGGCTCAGTTACAAGATATTGTTTTTGATTTAATAATTATTGATGAGTGCCATAAAGGAAACTTCTTTAAAATTATTGATGCATTTCCTGATTATAATGTTTTGGGTTTTACGGCAACACCAAAAAACAAACACTTGCATAAATATTACACCAATTTAATTGATGTAATTGGTATTGATAAACTAATTGAACAAGGGTATCTTGCGCCGTGTCACCCGTTCCAAATGGAGGACGATTTCTCGGACGTTAAGCTGCAAAAAAGCGGCGACGATTATAATGAGCAACAATTATTTTTGCATTACAATAAATCGAAGCTTTACGCAGGAGTTGTTGAGGAATATTTGAAAAGATGCGCAGGAAGTAAAACGTTAGTATTTAATGTAAATATTGAGCATAGCGATACAATGGCTCGTGCGTTTACTGCTGCGGGAATACCCTCTTTTTCAATTACCTCAAAAACAAAAGATTTTGATCGTGTAAAAATATTAGAGGGTTTTAGTCGTGGCGATTTCCCCGTACTCAATAACTGCGGTATATTAACAACGGGTTACGATGAGCCGTCAATTGAAACAATTATTGTAAACAGAAAAACGGCCTCTTTGCCATTATGGTTACAAATGTGCGGGCGTGGCGGTAGGATTTACCCTGGCAAGCCTTATTTTACATTATTGGATTTTGGTAAAAACCACGATGAACATGGCTTGTGGGATGAGCCTCGTGTATGGAAATTAGAGGAACCAAAAAAGAAACGTAAGGGCGGCATTGGTGCAGCACCATTAAAAAGTTGTAAGCAATGCAAGGCCGTCATCCCGTTAATGGCTGCCAAGTGCGTTTATTGTGGTTATGTGTACGACATGGCCGATATGGTTTTAAAAGAGGGTGTTTTAAAAGAGGTTAAAGCAATGCCACGCATACCCGAGCAATTAGTCGACAGGTTTATAGGCGATTTCAGTTTACAGGAGTTGAAAAACCTACAAGAGGCAAAGCAACACACGGCGCAACTTATATGGCGTGTTGTGCGCTCTAAAGGTGTGGAGGCCGTTAAAGAGTATGCAAAAATGATGGATTACAAATATGGTTGGATTATGTCGCAAGTTGCCGATATTGAAAAGGCAAAAGAGGCTAATAAAAAGATTGAATTCACAAATTATAAAATAAAACAGGTTATTAAATAAAATTATTCACATTGATTTACAACACTTTACAAATATTTGTGGATAATTGTGGCAATTTGTGGTGAATTAATTTGTGGGTAATGAAATAATATGTAATTTTACACCATAAACATTAACAATTTAAAAACTTACCACATGAACACAACAACTGAAACAAAAAAAATTACTCTTGCAACTATTAAAAGTTTTATTAAAAAAAACTCTGAAACTCTTTTTGTTAAAATAGAAAGCGCATTTGATGGAATGGTTGATGGTGTTGAATTTGACAAAAATGCTCAATTTAAACTTGCAACAAAAACAGATAGTCATGTTAGTTGTACATTAGGCGTTGAAGGTGTTTGGGTTGTTGGAGGCTCAAGAAATTATTTTAAAGTTTATGAGGATGATAAATTTTTAGGTTATGAGATTTATAACTGTTGCGGATCAAGCTTAATTGCAGTAAAAAAATAGTTTAATTAAGGGTTAAATAACTCTTTGCCCCGCAACCGTAAATGGTGCGTGGTTTGGAGGTCAAAAACTAAAAAATATTCAAAATGAAAAACATTCCAAACTTCAGCACATTTGCATTAACTAACAAAGACCAAAACGTTGTAAACGTTGTAACGGGTAAAGTTAAAAGTCCTAAAACTGGCACAAACAAATATCAATTGTTTGATGATAACAAAAAAAGCCATACGTTAACAATTGAGCAAATTAAAGGGTTAATTGCTGCCTCTGAAAACAAAACAAAAAAAACTGAGGTAGTTAAGCCCGCAGCAAAAGAAAAGGCTGTACAGGTTACAAAAACAACTAAAGCAGCCGTTAAAACTCCTGAGGGCGAAGAGAAAATATCTAAAAAAGACCAAATTTTGGCACTTTACAAAGATGGGAAAACTCCTGCCGAGATTGAAGAGGCAACAGGTATTAAAGCAAACACGGCATTTGTCGTAATTAAAATTCATAGAATTATGAGTTTACACGCCAAAGGAAAAACACCTGCCGAGATCGCAGAAAAAACAGGTTACAAGGTTGATTCAGTTAAATGGCAAATTGAGAAAAGCGGTGGAAGATAAAGACCTATTTGGAGACCCAATATTAAAGAATGTATTACTCCGTGAAAAATTTATGGAACCGCCTTTTAGTATTTTAGATACTAAAGGCGGTGGGTGGCAAAACAGAAAACGCCAATGGAAAACATTAGGAATTCAATCAGAGATTGGCCGTAGTGGAAAACTCTTGGCGGGTGGCTCAGGTAACACCGAGGAACAAGACCAAAAAATGTCGGATAAATATGGCCGTAAAATAAAAAATGGATCAGGTATTTTTGACAATGCAACAAGTATTTTTGATCCCGCACTCTGCGAATTGATGTACTATTGGTTTTGTCCCGATGGCGGTAAAATATTAGACCCTTTCTCGGGCGGCTCAGTAAGAGGCATTGTCGCCAATTACCTTGGTTTTAAATACTCAGGTGTTGACATTAGACAAGAGCAAATTGATAGCAACAGAGAACAAGCGTTGGCAATTTTGGAGGTAAATAACCAACCGCAATGGTATGTTGGTGACTCAAATGAGGTTTTAAAAGATTTTGAGCCAAATAGTTTTGAGATGGTTTTTAGTTGCCCACCTTATGCAGATTTAGAGGTTTATAGTGACTTGCCTGGCGATATTAGTAATAAAAAATATCATGAGTTTGTTCAGATATACGCTGAGATTATTGAAAAGTCTTGCCGTTTATTGAAAAGCGGAGGTTATGCAATTTTCGTTGTTGGCGATGTACGTGATAAAAAAACAGGCTATTATTATGATTTTATAAGCGATACAAAAAAAGCTTTTATAAAAGCGGGTGTTGGTTTATATAATGAGGCTATTTTATTACAGCCGTTAGGTACTGCAATGCTAAGAGCAACAAAGATTTTTTCCTCAGGTGGCAAATTAATTAAAGTACATGAAAACATTTTAATATTCAAAAAACCATGACAAACATTGTTGTAAATGAGTATAAGGGGATAAAAGTTTTGCGTGATGATTTACTTACTGGCGGAACAAAAAGCCAATTGTTAAAAGAGTTTGTAAATGATGATAAAAGGTATGTTTATGCGACTCCTGTTTACGGTGGATTTCAAATTGCTTTATCTGCAACAATTGGCAGCCGTGCCGTTATCTTTTGCGCAAAGCGTGCCGTTAAACACCCAAACACTTTATTGTGTATTGAGAACGGCGCAACAGTTATTGAGGTTGAACACGGTTATTTAAGTGTTGTTGAAAAAGCTGCAAAATTATATTGCGAGGCAAACAAAGATGCTGTTAAATTAGAGTTTGGAGCAAAAACAGATTATTTTAAAACTATTTTAAAACATCGTGTTACCGAGGTAATAAAAACAATTGGTGGCGAACCATCTGAAATATGGTGTGCAATAGGAAGTGGAATGTTAGTTGAATGTATTTTGGAGGCAACAAATAATTGTGAGGTTCACGGTGTACAAGTTGGCAAGGATTACAACAACGACAACAAGCGATTAACTATACATAAATACCATAAAAAATTTGAGCAAAACAGTAATTTTTATGTTGAGTTTAATAGTACGCCTAACTATGATAGAAAAGCGTTAGAGTATTGTTTTAAATTCAAAAAGACTGACAATGTTCTTTTTTGGAACGTTATGTAATATTGCTATATTTGTTTAACACAGGTGCATTCTGTGAGGGGTTACTAAGGGAACTAAACGAAACACACATTTACCTTTTGGGTTAGTAGTCATGCACGGCGAACGCCCCAAAAGGTTTTTTATTTTCTAATATATATGCCTAATAATATATCGTTTTATAATAGCCTACCCGCAAAAGGGCAACCGCAATTGTCGTCGGGAACTATGTCGATTAGTGACTTTCTATGGGCTATTAAAGCAGGTAAATGGCGCCAAGAGGTTGAGGCAATAAGGGCAACAGAGGATAAGGATAAAAGGAATGCTTTAAAAAAACGCTTGGTTTCATTTACAATTAGCGGCGTTTTTAATGAACGAAAAGAGGCAAATTTAATTGAGCACTCAGGTTTTATATGCATCGATATTGATAATTATACCGATAAGTCACACATTGAAACCGATCCATATACATACGCCTCAGCTTATAGCGCATCTGGTAACGGGTTTTTTGTAATTGTAAAAATTGAGTCAAAAAAACATAAAGAGTCTTTTGGTTGGCTTAGGAAGTATTATTATGAAACTTATGGAATTGTTGTTGATAATGCACCGCAAAATGTAGCCTCTTTAAGGTATGCGAGTTATGACCCAAACTTTGAGATAAATGAAAAATCAAAAGTATCAAAAACATTAGCCAAAGAGTTTAAAAAACAAAAGGGAGGTTTGCCAATTGTTGTTACGGGGGAAAGAGTTGAGGAATATGTTAACGAGGCTTATGCTCGAGGCATTAGTATTGCTGAGGGATACGATGAGTACTTAAATTTAAGTTTTGCTCTTGCAAATGGTTTTGGTGAAAATGGAAGAAGTTATTTCCATAAGTTGGCCTCAATTTCTCCAAAGTATAAAAAGCAACAGGCCGACCGACAATTTGATATTGCCTTGGCTCGTAATATGCCAGGCATTACAGTTGGAACGTTTTGGTATATGCTCAAAATGGGCGGCATTAATATTAAAGCAGAAGACAATAACGCTGTTGTTGTTGCCGCAATGGGTAAAAAAGCGGGTAAAACTCAGGAGGTATTAGTTAACCAATTAGTTACCGTTAACCATATACCTGAGCAACAGGCAAAACAACTTGTGCAACAAGTTTATGAGCGTGAAGATATTAGTTTGCAGACGATCGCATACGATCCCGAGAAGTTAATCGAAACCCTAAAACAGTTTATTGAATCAAACCATTCCTTGCGCCGTAACTCAATTACAAAAATTATTGAGGACAATGGCAAGGAATGGAGCGACGAGAAAATGAACACAATGTTTATTAAAGCCCGTGCAGTTTTCAATTCCCCAAGCGTTACGCATGACCTTTGCCAACGGATGATACACTCGGAATTTACGCCCGATTTTAACCCTATTACTGAGTATATAGAAAAAAACAGGTGGCGCAATAGCACGGGAAATATAGATAAATTGTGCGCAAGCATTACAAGCAATACACCGTTAAAAGATATTTTTATACGTAAATGGTGTTTAAGTATTTTGGCAGCTTATAACGGTATTGCTGTGCGGTCTGTGTTAACCTTGGTTGGTGGGCAGCGCTCAGGTAAAACGCAATGGTTTCGCCGATTGCTGCCTAAGGACTTGAAACGTTATTACGGTGAAAGTAAATTGGATGCTGGTAAGGATGATTATTTGCTAATGTGTACAAAGTTAATTTTAATGAACGATGAGTTTGGCGGTAAATCAAAACATGATGAAAAATTATTTAAAGAATTAACCTCAAAAGAAGTTTTCTCATTACGTGCGCCATACGGTAGAAACAACGCCGATTATTATCGTTTGGCATTGTTGGCAGGTACATCAAACGACTTGGATATTATGCAAGACCCAACGGGAAACACCCGTGTACTTCCTGTTGAGGTCATAAAAATAGACCATAAGGCTTACAATGAAATTGATAAAGATGAATTATTTATGGAGTTGGTTAGGGCTTACGAGGCGGGCGAAGATTGGGATTTTACAAATGATGAGTTTGAGGGTTTAGCAAATTTAAGTAAGGATTACGAGGGTATTAATTACGAAAGAGAGTGTATTTTACAACACTTTGAGGAAAGCAATGAGGTTGGTGGTATTGTTGAGGAAATGACTGCGGTACAAATAAAGGATTACATTGAAACAAACGGTAGGCAGCAACTTCGCAATTTAAAGGCACTAGGTATGCAATTGCGTATATTGTACGGAGCCAATAAAATGAAACGTGGATCAGGAAAGGTTTATAAAGTAATTAAGCGTAACTCAAGTCACTCAACTGTTGTCGGCCATAATAGTCCAATAATTACAGAGGCACCAACACAACCAACAAATGATATTGTCCGTAATGACATGGATGATTTACCTTTTTAAAATTTAAAAAAATGAATGTTTTAAGTTTATTTAATGGCATGAACACAGGCCGTCAAGCGTTGGAGAATTTAGGGTTTAAAATTGATAAATATTATTCAAGTGAAATAAAACCGTATGCAATTAAATTAACTCAACACCATTTCCCTGACACAATACAGGTTGGCGATATTAATAATTGGCAAAGTTGGGATATTGATTGGAAAAAAGTTGATTTTGTACTTAGCGGTTCCCCTTGTCAGGATTTAAGTGGTGCAGGAAACAGGGCAGGAATAACAGGTGTAAAAAGTAGTTTATTTTATGTGTTTATTGAAATATATGAGCATATTAAAAAATTAAACCCTAACGTTTTATTTTTTCAGGAAAATGTTGGAAGTGCCTCCAAAAAAGACATTGGCATAATGAGTCGAGCGTTAGGAGTTTATCCGTGCCGTATTTGTTCATCTCTTTTAACAGCTCAGTTACGTGACCGTTATTACTGGACAAATATTAAAACAAAAGAAACTTTTTTTGATATTGTTACAGACATACCACAGCCAAGGGATAGAGGCATTTTATTAAAAGATGTAATTGAACACGGTTATGTTGTTAGGGATAAGTCAAGGGCTATTTTAGAAAGCGAGGGTCGTATAAATACAAATATGGATTTGATGCACAAACGTTATAAAATAACAGGTTTTGGAAATGTAGTTTATCAATTAAATCCATCTAAAGAAAGCGGAGGATTTCAGCCATATCAAAACAATAGAGTTTATTCAGATAATGGAAAATCTAGTTGTTTAACTGAGCAACAAGGCGGAAGATTTAAAATAGGATTTGAATATAATGGTGAATTTAAAGTAAGGCCATTAACAAAGGTTGAGTTGTGCCGCCTGCAAGGGTTTCCCGATGATTATTGCGATATATTAACCCGTAAAGAGGCGGCAAGTTTGTTGGGTGATGGGTGGACTTTGCCTGTAATTGAGCATATTTTTAGTTTTATAGATAAAAATAATTGCACTAATAATCAGTAAGTTACAGTTATTTTGTGGCAAGTTGTGGAATTTTGCGGCGTTGTATTGAAATAAAATATATCTTTACACCATAATAACAATTTAAACTTACCACAAGTGAAAAACGTAAAACACACAAAAGGAAAATGGATAAACAATCCGTTTATGAAATTTACAGGATTCAGAAGTATAGAATCTGACGGTAAAGTTATTTGTACATTAGAGGCTGTAAAATTTGAAAGCGATGAAGAGCTTGAGGCAAACGCTAAGTTAATATCGGCAGCACCTGAAAACCTAACAGATAATATTGAATGGCTAAATATTCACGATGAGTTGTTAAAACAAAACATAAATATCCCTAAATCACTTTCTGATAAAATTTTTAATCAAGTTTTAAAAACTAAAGAAACAATTAAAAAGGCTACAAATTAAAAACCTTGTCACAGTTGCCGTGGTAAGTACTATGGCAAGCGGATGGGTTGGATAACCGTATAACCACCCTTTTTAAAACTAAATACAAAGCAAAATGAATAAAGCAGATATATTTTCAGTAATAGAAAACGGCGAAGAGTTATACAATACAAGTGCTCTTGCAAGGGCTGTAATTGAGGCACTTTTAAGAGGTGGCGATAAACTAAACATAATAAATACATTGTTAAAACATAGTATTGCAATTGATAAACAATTAATGAACTCTATTAGTTTAAACCCTGAGCCTGTTAAATTTTTTATGTTAAAACATGAATCACATGATAAAATTAAACAACAAATGATTGATTTAAAAAATAATGGAGATATTGAGGTAAGGCACAAAACAGCCGATGCGTTGTTATGTGATTTATTAAACACATTAGGTTTTAATGATATAGTTAAAGAGTTTAATGAATTAGATAAATGGTACGCATAAAATGGCACTAACAGACAACGACATAATGCCTTTCGGGGCTCATAAAGGCAAAAAACTAATTGATGTCCCCGATCATTACCTCCTTTGGTTAAACGGACAAATTGAGGAAAAAAGTAAATTGCATTGGACACTAAGTGATAAACTACTAAACAAATACATAAATGAGAACGTTAATAAAACCAATAATAACACTACAACAGAGCGATAAGCACGGCAAATACAAGGTTACAGCAATGTTATGCAAAAAGACACCTAATGAGTTAACCGTAAAGGCAAAGAGCCATAACGGCAAAGACAGCCGAGTTTATGGCACAATTAACAGAGAGGGTAAATTTACCCAACGTACAACTCCATACGCACGCCATGCCTCTGTATTGGTTGAGGCAAAGAGAAAACAAATTGATACGGTTTTAGATTTAGTTTTTGGAACTAAAAGAGATAAATTCCCAACAATAAACAAACATGGCCAAACAGAGTTCACGAAATAACGACAGAGCAAACCAATTAGTTAGAGAGGCTGAGCACCGTGTTAAAATGAGATACGAGCGGTTAATATTAGCAGAGGACACGAGGCGTACAATTGCAGAACTTGAGTTAATGCTAATGGAGAAACGGATAAGGACGGACAGCGAACTAATACATATTGAAATGATGAAATTAACAGATAGATTTTTAACCCAAACAGTATAAAAAATGAAAACACAAGATTTAGCAGAACAATTATACCCTTACTCTTTTGGTGCAGAAAAAAGAGTTGTTGACGGAAAACGCTCAGCATTTGTTGCGGGAGTTAAACACCGAGAAACAAAAACTTTTTTTGATGTACACACAATACCTGATGAGGGTGTTGAGGAAATTGTAAGGTTGTTAAATGATTTAGGGAAAACACATAAATTAATACGCCGAGAAATACATAAATCATATTTAGTTGCTTGTTTAATTGCAGGTGATGAGGTGTTTTATTTTACTATACATGACGACGGAAACTTTGAGTTAATGCGTGGTGAAATATACGACACGGCTCAACAGTTGGAGTTAAACACAATGGCAGTTTTTGAGGCTTATAAATATTTAACTGATACATTAGGTTATGAAATTAAATAGATATGCAGGCCGAGGCTTTGCCTTTGAGAACAAAATTGTTGCTATTGGCAAACATTTTGACAACGGTTACTTTATTCAGTTTTTATATCCATTTGTGGACTTTGGAAAACCCGTGTATCAAAAGAAAACAAAACCACGCATTAAAAACCTCGTTACCTTGTCAATATTATTTGCAATACCATACGCCGTTTTAATGCTGTGTGGTGTGGCGTGGATGGCTCTTTACACTATATACACCGTGTTAGGTGGCGCCAATGTTGTTAATGGCATAAAAGAGTCCAAAGAGTTAGGCGGTTTTATTAACCTTGTTTCTATTTTTTGCCTCACAGCTTTTTATTTAATTGGTATTATATCCCTTGTATTATGGTTAGTGAAATAAAATATAGTGCAGGCCAACAAGAGTTTCTAACTGCTGTACTGAGCGGGGAAAGCGTTTACCTTGACGGCAAAGCAGGCACAGGCAAGTCCTTTATTGTTAAAGAGGCCATCCGTAAATTGCAACTCTTGCGTAAAAAAGTTGTTGCCCTTGCGCCAACAGGTATTGCAGCAAATAACGTTGGAGGACAAACAATACATTCATTATTTAATATTAACCCTTTTGGAATACTTGAGTTTAAGGATTGTAATTTTTTAAGAGGCGAACGCCGCCGTTTATTAACTGAAATAGATACAATTTTTATTGATGAAGTTTCAATGTTACGCCCCGATTTATTGGATGCAATTCATTGGACGTTAATTAAAAACGGTTCCCCAGGGTTGCAGCACAAACAAATTATTTTTGTTGGCGATATCAAACAGTTACCCGCACCGTTGGATGATAATGCTCGTTCTATTTTATACCGCACCTATGAGGGCGAAGAGTTTTACAACGCAATTGTGTTTAAGCAACAATTAAAAGTGCGCAACATTGAATTGGTGGACATATTACGCCAAAGCGATACAGAGTTTATTGATGCGTTAAATGTTGTGAGAGAGGGCGGCAAGGCTGATTATTTTAAACAGTTTGTTACTCAAACACCTCGTGGCATTGTATTGGCGCCACACAATGCAACTGTTGACCGTTACAACCAAATAGGCCTTGAGAGTTTACAAACTGAGTTGTTTGAGTTTACGGCAAAAGTAGATGGCAATGTAAAAGCCGAGGACTTTAATTTGGAAACCGTTGTACGTGTTAAGCCAGGCGCAAAAATTATGTATTTGGTTAACTCAAAAAACAACCCTCTTTGTAATGGTACAATTGGCGTATTTAAAAACCGTGCGGGCTTATTTTTTATTGAGGTTGATGGTATTGATTACGCATTAGAGCGTGTTGAGATTACAAAAAAACAATATGTATTAAATAAGATTACAAACGATTTAGAGTTGCAGGAAATTGGCTCAATTACTCAGTTTCCAATCCGTTTGGCTTATGCCCTCAGCATACACAAAAGCCAAGGTTTAACGTTTGATGAGGTGACAGTTGATTTAACTCGTCCGTGTTTCCAACGTGGGCAACAATATGTGGCGCTAAGCAGAGTAACAGCGCCAAAGGGTTTAACTATAATTGTAAACAGATGAGAAAAGAAATTGAAGGACACCCCAATTATATTGTTTCCTCTGTTGGGTATGTTATTAAAAAGAGTACAGGCAAACGCATGGCAACAACGTTAACTGAGGATGGTTATGTTATTGTTAGGATTACACAAAATAATAAAATAAAACGTTTACGCCTACATCGTTTAGTTGCCTTGCACTTTGTGCCTAACCCTGAGAACAAACCCGAGGTTAACCACAAGGACGGCAACAAATTAAATTGCAGAGCCACAAACTGCGAATGGAATACGAGGCAAGAGAATGCAAAACACGCACAGGAAACAGGGCTTTACACATTTAGAAGAAAAAAGAAAAAAGTAAAAAAATGAAAACTAAATTTTTGAAATGGCTAATGCGATTAGCTTACAAACAATTAAAAATTGCGCAACCAAATTGGACTGTTGGGATACCTGGCATGAGAGACCCCGAATCAGAATGTTCAATGTATGCGCCACGTAAACGAGTATTTGGCGATATGCTTCCAAATTGTTCAACCGATGGGCATTACCTTTGTAATGAGTGCGCCTTTAGTAAATTTAATCCTAAAAACAAATAAACAAACTAAGTAATGGATTATAATTATTTAAACGATCTTTTTAAACAGCACGAAAAATCTATTTTACGTGAAATACTAATTAAAACAGTTGGTATTGCTGAGCCGCAATATAGAGATTATCAGAGCGTTTTCACAATGCCTGTTAAGGGAAACCCAAATGCAAAAGCATTATGGTACAAAAACGATATAATAGGGATTTTAAATTACTCTAATGAGTACGATGAAAAAAACTATAAATACATCTTAAATATAAGTTTTATTCCTAAAATTAAACCATGACAAATTTCCTCTATTACTCAGCACACGTTGTAATGTCGCCCGTTTACTTATTGTTATGGTGCGAAACTATTACGCCCATACTTGAGTACAGAGGTAATTATTTATCACTATTATATTATTAACCAATAAAAACAAAACAAAAAATGGCTTACAATTACGAAATGAGAAAAAAACAATTAGGGAGATTACAAATTAATGATTTTCAAAACGCTATTTTAGCAGCTTATAAATCAGGCGTTACAAGTAAAGCGCCCCTTGGTTGGAGTTCAGACACTATTGTATTACATGGGCAAGCGGAGCCAAGCAGAATCTCACTTGTTTCAATTAGAAATTATTGCGGAGATGCCGAATTGCTCATAACAGATAAAAAAGGTAATTTTTTATTTTATGGAAGATTAGATATTAATTTAGGTGTTAGACGTATTTCATTAAATTATTATGATATTTTTAATAGCGTTTACAAACATATTAGAAGTGAACTTCCTCAGGTAACAGATTCTTTTAAATGGTACACCAATAAGACATATTTAACATTTGAGGAAAATTTTAGCGCAGCGGCTAAGCAACAACAAGAGTTATTAAAAAAAATTAAAAAACATAAATAATAAAAACAAACAACCTATGGCAAACAACAGATTATTGCAATTGAGAGTTAACTACTCTGTAAATTTAAACCCGCAAACAGGTGGCGCAGAGCCAACGGCGGAATTGATTTTAATATCAGGCGAACCCATTTACCGTATGGGCGAAAAAGATATTGAGCGCCACGTCGTTTTAAAGTCCGACCGTGTGTTTGTGTCGGCCAATACGCTAAAAGAAAACATTGAAATCCTAACAAAAATACATGGTACATTGTTACAAATGGACGGCATTGCAAAAAACATTACCGTCCAACCTGCTGAGCCCGAGCAATGCGGTTACTCAAAAGACGGTGCAGAGCCATGCGGACAACCTGTTTATCAATGTGGTGTATGCAAAACACATTATGCGGAGTTATTAGATAATGGAAACGATGACTAACCGAGTATTATCAATCATAATTGGTTTAATTATTGGCAACTTAATTATGACACGTATTGATAAATACAAACTTGAGGCAACAGTACAACAAAAACAAAAAACAATTGATTCACTTTTAATTATAAACAAATATGAAAATTACAAAAACAATTGCCAACACGGCAGCGCACACACTAACTAAAGAGTTAGTTAAAAAAAATAACGATGCAGCATTGCAAACAATAAAAACAATTGAGGAACATTTAATCAGCCTTTTACCAAAACAGGTTCGGGATGTGTTTAACTCAGATAATAAAAATTATTTGGATGGATACCACCAAGTAAGGTTGTGCGGAAATGGTTTTAATTATGAGTACATAAACCTGACAACTAAAATTGCTATGCTTAAGAATAACATTAATTTACCTGAGGACTTAGCGGCTGTAATAAGAAAGCAACTAGACCAACAAAAAAAAGAGGAAAAACGTATTGAGGAATTAGTAAACGAAATTGCTTTAACATTGATAAACCTGCGTACTTATAAAAACGTGGAAGAAAATTTCAAAGAAGCGTTTGAGGTATTGCCACCGATCGTCGCAAAAGTTCCTATGAAATTTGATGTAAAAAACATTTTAAAACAATTAAAATAAACACACCATGAACAAACTAATTACAGGAAAAAGCCCTGAGACATTTAATGAGCAACTTGAGCAACACGCAAACGAGGGTTGGACAAGCGTAATGGGATATGAGGTTACAGTTGTTAACTCAGGCCATGTTATTTACAGCGCTATGATGTTTAAACCCGATCCGCCAAAAGAGGAAAAGCCACAAAAAAGAGTTAACAGCCCAACCATAATTAAAATATTAGAGCACCGCCACAAGCAAATTGAGGTTAAGGGTTACGATATTAAACATGATGTTGATCATAATTACAAAGGGCAATTATTAATGGCCGCACAAACTTTGGTAATTTACAACCCAAGCACGAGTTTAATAAATAAACCGCCGTTTGGTTGGGAGTTAAAATATTGGCAGGGTTTAATGACTAGGCCATACAACGACCGTATGGCAATTGCCGCCTCGTTTATATGTGCTGAGGCCGACCGTTTGGAATACTTGGCCGAGGTTGCCAAAGCTTAGCCGCCGCAGCGCCTCCGCTTTTAAGGTTACGTCCAAAAAATTTAAACCCTCGCATTAAATTGCTGAGGGTTTTTTGTTTGTATTTACTACATTTCCGCCATGCTTTGCGGTATTATGTGGCATTTTATTTCTACCGTTTACATTGATTTTAGTGGCTTGTAACCACATTTTAAAAAATGTTCTCGATAGAATATTTCTAGTGTGAACGCACTGTCATTGGCTTGTAACCACATTTATACTAGAATATTGTTTTCTAAGACTTATATATATATAAATATAATTATATAATTATTACTTATAAATATGCAAATAATAAGAAAGTTAAATAATAATTACACTTTATTTTATTCTTAATAATATCTATCAAAAACGATATTCTAGTGTGAATGTGGTTACAAGCCACTGAAATTAATACCAAAAAATGTTTACACTACGAGCATAAAAATTAAGCGGTAAAAAAAAACCTCATATTATTTATAAATACACCAAATAAATAGTTTTATAAGTAATAAATTAACATTATTCGAATTACTTATAAATCTACTATTTAATTAAATTTATAAGTAATAATTTACTAATTTTGTAAAATGGATAGTTTATTAGAAAAAAAATTAAAAGACATTACACTCGATGAGTTAATGCAATTTATTAAATTACTGAGCGGCCAAAAGCCAAAAAAATTAAACGCCGATCTTGAGAGTTATATAAATGAGTTATATGAACACGGTGGTTTTTATTTCCATTATATAAAGTTCTCGGACATATACCAAACAATGTGCGATAAATTTGGCAATGGTGTATCCAAAAAGCAACTTTCAAACACACTAACACGGTTAGGCTATAAAAGTAAGGTAAAAGCCATTAAGGGAGGCAGTACAGCACGTTTCTATTACATTAAGGTAAAAGATACGGTTAAATGAGTATAGACCCAACAGAGGCACGCATACAACAGGAAATGTATGTATGGTACAATAACGCCTATTGCCTACCACACCACAACCCACGCTGTATTATATGGCATACACCCAACGAGGGACAACAACCCCTTATAAGCATCGGGCTCCTGCC